GATCAGATATTTAAAGGGATAGAAAAACTCACTAAAGCTGTTAGCTCCACATTAGGAGCTAGCGGCAAGTGTGTTATCCTAGAAGATGATCAAGGAAAACCCATTATAACAAAAGATGGTGTAACAGTTGCAAACTCAGTAGTGTTATTCGATGCTGTTGAAAACATGGGCGCAACGTTATTAAAAGAAGCAGCAAGAAAAACTGTTGAAGAAGCAGGAGATGGTACAACCACTGCTACAGTTTTAGCTGATGCTATATTAAGATATGCTGCTGATGAAGAAAATATTTATACTAATACTAGAGAATTAAAAGAGGGTATTAATTCAGCTGTTAAAAAAGTTGTTAATTATTTAGAAAAAATTAGCATACCAGTTGAAGGCAACATGATAGATCAAGTTGCTACTATATCTGCTAATAACGACACAGAGTTAGGTAAACTAATTGGTGGAGCATTTAAAGATGTAGGTAAAACAGGTATCGTAATGATGGAAGAATCTAAAGACTTAGAAAGCTCTGTTAAAATTATTGATGGTATGCAATATGAAAAACCTTTAAAAAGTTTACATTTTGTAACTGATCAAGCAAAGGGCACAGCTGAGTTAAATAATCCTCTTGTTCTTATAGTTGAATCTAAAATAGAAAACATACGTAAAATACAAGGTGTTTTAGAGTATGTTATAAAAAATAATAAACCTTTATTTATTGTAGCAGATGTTGAGCCACAAGTATTAGCTGCACTAGCAATGAATAAAATGAAAGGTAATATCAAAGTTAGTATTGTAGATGCTCCTGTTTATGGTTTTACTAAAAAAGAAAAACTAAACGATTTAGCGTTAATGACAGGTGCTACAGTTATAAATGAAGATCTAGGTGATGATATGGATTTAATAAGTGTTGATCATTTAGGTAAAGCTAAAAAAGTAACAAGCAATAAAGATAACACTATAATACAAGTTGATGAAACTCCAATGGCAGTAGAAGAACTTATTAAAGAGTTACATGAAAAACAGAGTAAAGAAAAACTGCCTGGTTTAAAAATGGCATATGAAAAAAGACTAGCGTTATTAGCTGCTAAAGTAGCCGTTGTCAAAGTAGGTGCTAATTCAGAAATAGAATTAAAAGAAAAAAGTGATAGAGTCGAAGACGCTATCTGTGCTACAAGAGCCGCTATAAAAGAAGGTATAGTCCCTGGAGGTGGTATTGCTCTACTAAATGCAGCTTTAAATATAACGGAAGAAAATGTTGGAGAAAAAGTTTTAAGTAAAGCTATATTATCCCCTTTTAAAACAATACTAGACAATGCTGGTTATGAAGAGTATAAAATACCTGCAGAAGATGGTCATGGTATTGATGTGGTTACAGGAAATATGGTAAACATGATTGATAGTGGAATTATAGATCCATTGTTAGTAACAAAAAGTGCGTTAATAAACGCGGCTTCTGTAGCATCAACTATATTATCAACCGATTGTATAATAAATAATATTAGATTACATGAGGGCAATAGGTAACAATTTAGTAATAAAAAAAATAGAAAAACCTAATCAATCTACAAAAGGTGGTTTACTTCTTACAGAAAAACAAAGAGAAGATGTTAGGTTTCAAAAAGCTGAAGTAATTAAAGTAGGTGATACAGTTGTAGCAGTAAAAGAAAAAGATGTTATATTTTTTGATAAAGCTGCAGCACATAGAATTGAAATAGATAAAGAACCATATCATGTCATAAGACAAGAAAATGTGGTCGTTGTTTTATGAAAAAGCTAGAAGCAAGTGATCTTAAAGATTTAAACTTGTTAAAACATTATCGTATAATACGTAAGTGGGCTTGTAAAAACAACGGCTTAACAGATGCTGAGTTCGAGCTAATTATCTATTTAGATTGTATTGATTTGTTTACAAAAAAAGATTTTGAAACAGGTGTTTATACTTTTAGTTGGAATAATAGACGCTGGAATAAATTAATACAAAACAATTGGATTCAAGTGTGGAGACATAGAAATAGAACTACACAAAAATACAATATATATAAAATATCATTTAAAGGTAAACAATTAATAAGAAGAGTATATAGAATAATGCTTGGATTAGATGATATACCTATGAGTGAAAGAAGAAACAAGTTAGTTGCTGGTGATTCATATACAGATAAAGTAATGTATCAAGCAATGTATAATGTAAATAAAGACAAACAAAGATGAGTAAAAGTCCAATAAATTTCGGAGGCATCGCAGGCATAGCAGCAGGTATAAGAGGTGGAAGAGGTAGAAAAAAATTATCTGGTAGAATAAACAAACTAGAAAACCAAATGCAAACTGTAATGCGTGATAGAAATAAAAACTATGACATGAGTGCTGGCATGGAAGAACCTCAATTTGATCAATTTGAAAGAGGAAGTTTAGAGCAAGCCAATGATATAGCGAATGATCAATTAGCGCAACAAGGTATTGCACCTTTAGGTGGTTTTGGAGCTGGAACTAGAAATGCGGCTGGCGCTATGTTTGGAAATGATATACCTGGATCTTTTGACAAAGATCTTGGCAACTTATAATAAATTAACACAACTTATGAAAAAATACAATTCACCACTACGCATGATTGAAGATAAATCTCATACTCATGCATCAAAAAAGAATTCTGTAGGTATTGTAGGGGAAACTTCCATATGGGACGGACCACTAGATCAAGCAGGTAGACCACATGCACCAGGAAGAAGTTCTGGTAGCGATGGTATGAAATTAAAACTAGGGGCAGTTCCTTACGGAGGAAGCATGCCAATAACACAACGTGCAAAAAGAGGATAATCATGGCATATAAACAAGGTAAAAACCCTTTTAGTAAAAATCCACTAAACTTTAACTCACCATTAAATAGCTTCGAGAGTTTAGTAGGTAAACTAATGAATAGAGGTAAGTCAAAAAGAGCTGCAACTAAAATTGCAGGTAAAGTAGCTAACATGAAAATGAAAGGTGCTGGTTCAGGACCAACTGCTGCTCAAAAAGCTAGAGCTAAAGGTTCTGCTGCTAAAATGGAAGATCTTTCAGGTGATGGTAAAATAACTAAAAAAGATGTATTAATCGGTAGAGGAGTTATTGAAAAAGATGGTTCACCAGCTAAAGCTCACGATAAAAAATTAAAAGCTTTAGAAAAAAGAATTAAAAGAGTAAGACAATCAAAAGAAGGTTCTGAAGGACAAGGTGGTATTGATTATGAATTGTTAGCTCAGTTAGAAGATCAAAAGAAAAAACTAATTGAAAGTCACGGTAAAGAAGCTAAAGATGGCAATGCTAAACCATCTCCTGCTTCAATGAAATCACCAATGAAAGCTGGAAAAATGTCAGGCAA